CCGACCGGCGGCGGCGGGCCGTGACCCCCCCCCTATCTAACAGGGGGGGAAGTTACCAAACGCGGGGCTAAGTGGGTTTCTTGGAAATAGTCAAAATGGATATTGAAAGAGATTTCGAAACATTTGAACATTACGAAAAAGTGATAGTCAGTCCTAAGGGTGAATTACTGACTATACCGCTTCGTCGTGGTGTTTCTGATACTGCCTTTATAGATCAAATAACTTTCCGTATTCACGTTGATTCCCTCTGTTTGTTTGCAAAACAAGCATTTTTGATTTCAGATGAAAGTTACATAAAAGTAGCCTCTGAACAACTTTGCCAAATCTTGGGTTTTGGCATTGCTTACAAACTTAACCATAGTGGAGGTCGTTTTTACGATCACTGTTATCAGATGGGAGATCAAGACGTTCAATATGGCCGTGTCCATATTGGCGGGCAAAATAATACTTTATTGGTTGAATTGACTGCCACCGGCTGCATGGCGGCTGAAACAGGATGGGAAAAACGCCTTTACGATTTTCTTATTAAATGTTACGGGGCAAGAATTACCCGTATTGATTTGGCAAAAGATTTTTTTAATGGTGAATACTCTCCGGAACAAGCAAAACAAGATCGGTTAGACGGACTTTTTACCCGTTATAGGGGAAAAATGCCCGTTGGTGAATCGGTCGGGACGGACTGGGAATCGGATACCAAAAAAGGCAAAACCTACTATATCGGTTCTCGTGAATCTTCACGTTATGTCCGCGTGTATGAGAAAGGTAAACAACTTGGCGATGAAAACAGTATTTGGGTACGGTTTGAAGTCGAAATGAAAGCAAGGGATATCGTAATTCCTTTCGATTCATTGCTTTATCCGGGCGAATACTTCGGCGGTGCATATCCTATTTGCGAAAAATTCAGCAAATTATCTGTTACTAAACAAGTTGATTCTGCAAGTAAAGTTTTCGAAATAACACTTGAAAAAGGTGTTGAATTTATCAAACGCCAGTGCGGTAAATGGCTGGTTGCCATTGAAGAATCATTTAAGGGCAAAAAAACTAAAGAACAAATCTATGAAATGCTTTCAGATGATGAAGGTAGATTGCCTAAACGTTTGAAACCTCATAGATTTGCGGCTGAACTATATGATTCTTCCAACGATATTCATCAATTTGATTATGAGCAGCAAAAGGATTTCATCATAGATGATTACGGCTATATGCCTAAGGTATCTATTGATGAAAACCTGTTCTCTGTAATCGAAGCAAAAAATCAGACAAGGCTAGATGCATATCGTTTGATTAATGAAATTCAAACGGCAAGTGAAATTGAAAAAGAGTTCCTCAAAGACATTATTGATCTTGCTGACGAAGACATAGACGAATGTGAACGAGTCTATGGCAAAGACTGGATGAGACATTTTGGCGATAACGCCTATAAATTCTTCCATTATTTCTTATAGCCATATAGTGGACTGGCTTTGTGTGTCTGCTAATTAATTAAAGGAAAAAACTATGCAATTCCCGATTCAAGTAACAGTAATGGGTGTAAAAAAATTCAATGGCAATATTGACGGCAAAAATTTTGACTATTGCCGTATTGTCGCTGCAACCCCAATGGATGAGAGCCAGGGCAACGCCTTGGGTATGTCTTCCACGGAATACGATTTCGGCGGTTCTGTTAATTTTGATCGCTTTAAGGGTTTTTCATTTCCATTTGAAGCGGTTTTAACCGTTGAAGTGGTCGTTAGCGGCAAAGGCCAAAAATTTAAAGCTATTGATTTCAAACCTGTAAACAACAAAGGATAAGGCTATGAGTGGACTGATACGCGTATACGTCGTCCAGTCCCTCAATTCAGGCGATTTCCTTTGTCCGTATGAGGGAGACGTTGGCTTCACTCCATACCTTTACCGTGCGGGCTTCTTTTATGACAGGGAAGAAGCGGTAAGTACCGCCATAGAGGAAATAGGCCATAACTTCAACGTCTTTGGATTTTGGGTAGAGCAGGATAAGAAGGTTTATTTATGAATAGATTTAGACGTTTAAAACTGGAAAATTCCAAACGTATCATTAAATTATATTCAAATCGTTTTAAAAAACGTGTTTACAGAAAAGGGGGTCAAAGTTCTTTTTTCTGGGAACGGTTGGAAATAAATTTTTGATTTTTTGGGCTGGCCGTTTGCCTTTGAAAACGGCATTTCCTAACTATGGAGTAAAACTCATGAAATTCATGAAAACTAAAGCGGCGGTTGTTTTAACCGCAATTTCAGCCCTCCCGATGGCAGCTCATGCGGCTTTGCCGGAATCCGTAAAAAATGCCATTAATGGTGGTTTTTCTGATGCAAATGAGGCTGCTGGTCTTATTATCGGCGGTCTGGCCGTGCTGTTCGGTATTCTGCTCGTGAGACGCCTCTTGCGTTAATTTTCTATGGGGTATCAGGTAGCTAATACTTGTTATCCGACAAGGGAAGCGGCTGAAAACGTGTATTTTTCTGCTGTTTCCCCTGTCATAACAGATAACGGCGTTAAACAGATAGCCTATAACGGAAATGCTTGGTATTACGGCAGTCAAAAATTACAGGCAGATTTGCCGCAATGCGATCCGGTGCAAAATTATCAATTTGGCTATGAACTGACAATGGCTTTACTTCCTACTGCTGTTGTCTTGTTTGGGGCGAAATTGTTGATTGAGTTATTTAGGAATTTGAAATGACAGATGTTTATTTTTGGGCTGGCGCAATACAAGGGTTGATGATTGTTTTTTTTGTAATGACTGCTTTATAAGGGGAATTTATGCAGAAATTTGAAAATGCTTTTTTCATTTTTGTTTTTGCGGCTATGTTTGTAATGAGCGTCTGTTTTTTTAGGGTAATTCTGTGAAAAAATATATTTTGGCCGTCTTTTTGGCGGCTTTTTGTTTGCCTGTTTTAGCGGCAGATGAAGTGGATGGCAGTAATTTGACTGCGGATGTTAATGCCTGTGATTATGAGCCTGCTAAAGGAAAGTTATATACGACTAAAAAGGGTAAAACTATTGATTGCCGCCGATATTATGTAATGAGTCTATACGGTTATCAAGGCAGTGAAGGCAATGTATCTATGGGCATGGACCCTGAAGCCATGTGTCAGGGAACTATTTATTATTGTGAATATATAGGCCGTGGCAAATTTAAACGTTCGCCTATTAATTTGTCTTATGTAGGAAACCAATGCAAAGGCGATCATAAACGTATTGGTGTGCGTTTCGAAGCGGTTAACGGCTCTTATGCTGCCAGCAAAAGACTCGCATCCGGTCGCCTTTCCCATCAATGCCCGGATGAAGAAAAACCCAAACCTGATGACGGTAAAAAACCCGAACCCAAACCCGATGACGGTAAAAAACCCGAACCCAAACCTGATGACGGTAAAAAACCCGAACCCAAACCTGATGACGGTAAAAAACCCGAACCCGAACCAGATGACGGTAAAAAACCCGAACCAGATGACGGTAAAAAACCTAAACCCGATGATAGCAAGAACGATAAATCGATGGAGGATGTTTTACGTCGTATTTCTGACTCTTTAGATACGTTAAACAAAAACCTTGAAAAGTACGGTTCGGGTCGTAATGGCGGTGGTAATGGCGGTGGTAATGGCGGTGGTAATGGCGGCGGTAATGGCGGTGGTAGTGGCGGCGGTAGTGGCGGTGGTAATGGCGGTGGTAGTGGCGGCGGCTCGGGAGGTGGTAACGGTTCGGGTAATGGTCAATCAGGTGGAAAGACTGATGGTGAGAATGGTGGGCGTTGTAAAGGTGATGATAAGAATACTCTAGGTTGTCTTAATAGAGATGATTTATTAGGTAATTCTTCTTCTGGGGATTCTGATGATTTTCTGCCTAAAAAAGAGGTTCGTTTAAAATTTAATTTAGATAATTTTTTAGGTTCTGAACGTTTGGAATGCCCTAAACCAAAGGTTTTAAACTTAAGGTTTTATAAAATTACTTTGTCTTATGAATGGCTTTGTGATGTTTTGCGTAATATTCGTGGCGTTGTGATTATGGTTTTTTCTTTGTCCGGTGTGATGTTTGTTTTGAAAGGGTTTAAATAATGGCTTTACCGTTGATTCCCGCTATTGGTGCTTTGTTGGCTGGTATTTTTATCAGAAAATTAGTTGTTGGGTTTGGTTTTGCTGCTGTTACATATGTAGGTTTTGATATATTTTTTGATCAGCTTAAACAGTATTTTTATGACGGTTATTATTCTTTACCTCTTGATTTGGCAATTTTGCTTGATATTGGTGGGTTTAAGCATGGGATAGCTATTTTATTTGGTTGTATTAATTTTAAAGTTGCAACAATTATTTTAACTCGTCTTGAAACTCATCTTTCTTAGGTCTAATTATGATTTATCTGGTAACCGGCACGCCAGGCACTGGCAAGACTGCTATGGTTGTTGACATGATTTTGAATAATGTAGACGGCCTTTTCAAAATGACGATAGAAGATGGAACGGTGGTAGATCGTCCCCTTTATTTTTGTCATATAGACGGATTGGATGCTAAAAAATTTAAAGCGCATGAATTGAGTGAAGAAGAAATACAGTCTGCGCCTTTGGATCAGATTATGCCTCAGGGCGGTATTTTAATTGTTGATGAGGCTGATTATACATATCCTGTTCGTCCTCCCTCTCAAGCTGTTCCGCCCTATATAAAAACCCTTAAAGAACTTCGCCATAATGGATTCACTTTGATCTTGATGGTTCAGCATCCGACAATGATTGATCGTTATATTCGTCAGCTTGTCGCTAAACATATCCATCTTGAGCGTAAAGTTATTGGTACAAAGCGTTATGAGTTTTTCAGATGTGAAGAAAGTTTGAATGCTGCGTTCTTTACTTCTGCCGTTGGCAGTCCATATCGTCCGCCTAAAGAAGCCTTTAAATATTACAAATCGGCCAGCCAGCATATAAAATTTAAAAAGAAGCTTCATCCTGTTTTTATTATGATTCCGATTGGAATCGTCTTTATGTTTTATTTGGGTGTGCCTCTTTTTTCAAAATGGTTTGGTTTGTCGGATAATCAAAGTCAAAAGAAATCTGAACAACAACACGCCAAAATTGAAGAGCAAGACGTATTGAATGTCGTCCAGCCCCCTACTCTGCCCCAACAGTCAAAATTTCAGGAAGCGGCCGCGTCCGTGCCTGAATTCTCGGAGGCATATTATCGGCCGCGCGTCGAGGGCATGCCCGAAACCGCGCCCATTTATGACGGTGTTAGAAGTGTAAGCAGGATGGAAAGCGTGGCCGCCTGCATCAAAGGTCGGAAAGGCTGCGATTGCTATACTGATTTCGGGACGAAAGTATCAATCAAGCCTGAAACCTGCCGCGATTGGGCAGAAAACGGCCTCCCGTTCAATCCGTACAGGCGGGAAGGGGTAAGCATGGCCGAAGGCCAAAACGCCCGCATTTCGCAACCTGACGCAAATACGGGCGGGGGTGGCGTTTATGTAATGGGTGGTAAAGACAAGCTGACTTTATTGCCTGATTATTCAAAAGGCCCTTCCGCTCAATAAGAAAGGCCGTCTGAAATTTTCAGGCGGCCTTAATTTTTTAAGTATCCTAAGGGTGGGTGGCGATTGTGCCGGAGCGGTTCGAATTCGATACATCGCCGTTTTGTTTCGGGATTTTTGCGGAAGCAATCCCCTTCCGTGATAAATCCGAAAAAAACGGCGGAATTCGGACGGCGTAGGCATATTCGCCTTGGGTGGGTTGCCCTGCCTGCCCTTTCGGGCAGGTTCGGGCTTTAAACTATTATTTGCCTTCAGGCTGGTTGAAAACAAGGGCTTCCTGTTTTTCAATGCCTGAATTTTCCTCCATGAGGCGGTTAAATCGGCTCATGGCCAAAGTATGGTAAAACTCATAGCCCCGGCTGTTGATTCCGCCCGCTTCGTGTGCGCCTTCGAGGTAGCCTAAAAATTCGCAGGTGTACAGGATGTCGGCGCATTCCAAATCATTCAGGTAGTTATGGACTTTTACCCAGATTTCCGATGTTTTAAACACAATCGGTTCTTTCAAATCTTCAGTTTCCAT